AGATTATATTACGGACATGTATGGACAAGACACTCTTTTTAAAATTTTCCCTAACCAAAAAACTAATTTAAGATTAACTGTTACTAAATTAGCTAAAAATAAAAAAATCCAAGGATGGTTGCAAGATGGTACTATTCTTAATAAAAAAAATCTTTCCTATATAGCTAACACTTATTTTAATAAAGATATAGATGCAGCGGGGCGTACTTTATATCATTTGGGGGAAGCTTTGGAGGGTGAGAAATCCCATTGGAAAAATTTAAATCTACCTGAAAAAACAAAATTTAAAAAAGGATTAGATCTTATTTTTAATGCAGCTGAAAGCGATGCTTTTGGTAATCCTGCAGGTCATATAGCGAGAAACAGAAAAGAAAGACTTGTGGCTAAACAGATAGGTGAAAAATCTAAATTTTTTAAAAATTCAAGAACTGCTTTAAACACTGCAGCTAAAGAACTTTTTGCAGAGTATGGAATAAAACCTAATACTATAGGTACGGCAGTTGATGAAATTGCTACTATAACTGTGCCTTATAAACATAAGGGAGGAGGTTATTCTGTCTATGTACAACAGCTAGCAAAAACAGGTAATAAGATGACGGATGATTTAAATATGGTGAAAGCTAGAAAAATGGATTCGAGATTAGGTGACATAAGAAAAGCATTAGCTGATGGAACTGCTACTCAAAAAATGGTGGACGATTATAACACAGCGGTTTCACAAATTGCTGGTGATATCAACAAAGACGTTCCTAAAGGTGGAAAAAAACTACAACCTTTTTTAATTAAAATGGGAGGAGACCCTAGAGAAACCGTTTCTAATTTTAAACAACTTATGAAACAAAACCCTTTAGCTGCAGAAGACATGTTAAATGTGGCAAAAAACCAAGGATGGTCTGGAGTTATTCAATCGGATGTTCAATCCATTTATGATTTACAAGATCCAGATAAAGTTAAGTCAAGTATAACAGAAAGTATTCACAATGTTTTTGGTACAAAAAATAAAGAGTTAATAAAGAAACAAATTCAAATTACTCCAAAGAAAAAAATACAAAACTTATTTAAAAAATTTGCACCAAGATTAGTAGAAGCTCCTACAGAAGATAATAGACTTTTTGCTTCTAAAGGAGGTAGAGTTCCTTTAGCTGGCGGGGGTTGGTTGGTATCTCTTCTAGGACCAGAAGCTGTGGTGTTGGAATATATATTTTATAAAGCTTCGAAGAATAATTATGAGAGTCAAGGTTATAGTGAGGAAGAAGCTAAAGCTATGGCTATAGATGAAATTACTTTTGGAATAACAAATAAAAGTGATGCAGCTTATAACAAAGAATTAAAAAAAGTTGCTAAAGAAATGGGAATAGATAGTAAAGCTTTTGATACGATAAGAGAGATCAGTAAACGAAATAGTAAAATACAATCAGAATTAGAACGTGATAAACAATTATTGGGAAGTGGTCATTTCCAAACGGAAGAAGCTAAAAATGAATTTTTAGATAAGAGAGATAAGTTATATGGAGATTATAATGAAGAAACACAAAGGTTGTGGAGAAAAGCAAAAACTGAAATTGGTATGGATAAAGCTGGAAAAGTATTTCCAACTCCTAGTTTAGATGAAATAGCTTTTGAAAGTTTAAACACAGAGGATGACGATGTGATAAGCGCGTTCGGAGATTTACAAAAAGTAGCAACAGAAAAATTAAGAAAAAGAAAAGAAAAAGCATTTCCTATGCAGAGTAAGCAAGTTAATACTGATCAAGGGTGGCTTGGAAATGTATTAACCAATAATTTATGGAATCTACAATCAATTCCTAGAACTGTTAAAACGGCATATGATTTAATTAATCCTTTTAGTCCTCTTCCTAAATTAGATGATTTAAAAAGTGATGCTGCTCTAGAACAGTCAAAAATGGATAAAATGAGTGATGAAGAATTATATGAGCATAATAAAAAAAGAAATATAACTAAAGAGGATCCAATTACCGAAGAATCTCGGGAAGAAATAAGATATAGATATCCTGAATTACATTTAAGAGAAGGCGGAATAGCTTCAATCAGAAGACCCAACGCAATTCCACCTGAATCAGGGCCAACTCCACAGGGGTTGCCTTCAATGTATAATCGTGTTAGAAGAATATAGGAGTATAAATGGCAGATATAGATAAAACGCTCCCTAATATTATTTTGAATAAACCAAAGTCGGATACGACTGAGGTTGATATTACGGAAGATATAACAGAAAAAGGTCCAGTTGAAGTTACTGAAGATGAAGATGGCGCTACAATTGATTTTGATCCAAAAGCAATGCCTTTACCAGAAGAGGGCGATCACTTTGCAAACTTAAACGAATTATTACCAGAAGATATTACTGATCCAATAGCTAATAGATTAGAAGCTGATTATAGAGAATATAAAGCATCTCGTTCAGATTGGGAAAGAGCTTATACTGTTGGTTTAGATCTTTTAGGATTTAAATACGAAAATAGAACTGAGCCTTTTCAAGGAGCTTCAGGTGCAACGCACCCAGTTCTTGCAGAAGCTGTTACACAGTTTCAAGCTTTAGCTTATAAAGAATTATTACCAGCAGATGGTCCTGTTAGAACACAAGTTATGGGTGCAACAAACCCTATGAAAGAACAACAGTCACAACGTGTTAAAGATTTTATGAATTATCAATTAATGGATCAAATGAAAGAATACGAACCTGAGTTTGATCAAATGTTATTTTACTTACCACTTGCAGGATCTACATTTAAAAAAGTTTATTATGATGATTTATTAGGTAGAGCTGTTTCTAAATTTGTTCCTGCTGATGATTTAATTGTGCCATACACAGCCACATCTTTACAAGATGCAACTTCTGTTTGTCATGTAATTAAAGTTTCAGAAAATGATTTACGTAAACAACAAGTAAATGGTTTTTATTCTGACATAGAATTAAATAGACCTCAAGATGTTACTACAAATGAGGTTAAGAAAAAAGAAAGAGAGCTAGAAGGTTTAACTAAGTCACAAAGAGTTGAACCATTATACACATTATTAGAATTCCACGTAGACCTTGATTTAGAAGGTTTCGAAGATGTTGGCGCTGATGGCGAACCAACAGGAATAAAATTACCTTACATCGTTACAGTCGAGCAAGGTAGTCGGAAGGTTTTGTCTATTAGACGAAACTTCGCGCCCAATGATCCATTGAAAAATAAGATCCAATATTTCGTCCACTTCAAATTTCTGCCAGGACTAGGATTTTATGGCCTTGGACTCATTCATATGATTGGCGGATTGAGCCGTACTGCAACTGCGGCTCTCCGTCAGTTATTAGACGCGGGAACATTATCAAATCTTCCGGCAGGATTTAAACAAAGAGGCGTTAGAGTAAAAGATGACGCTGCAAACATACAACCGGGTGAATTTAAAGATGTAGATACACCAGGAGGAAACTTAAAGGATGCATTTGTATTCTTACCATATAAGGAACCTTCAGCTACATTATTGCAATTGATGGGAATAGTCGTTCAAGCAGGACAAAGATTCGCGTCGATTGCTGACATGCAAGTCGGTGACGGGAACCAATCAGCAGCTGTTGGTACGACTGTAGCTCTTTTGGAACGTGGTTCAAGAGTAATGTCAGCAATCCATAAAAGACTGTATGTTTCATTAAAGCAAGAATTTAAATTATTGGCAGGAGTATTTAAAACTTATTTACCGCCAGAATATCCATACGATGTAGTAGGTGGACAAAGAAATATTAAAGTTAAAGATTTTGATGATAGAGTAGATATTCTACCTATCGCTGATCCAAATATATTTTCTATGTCACAAAGAATTTCATTAGCACAATCTGAATTACAATTAGCTATGTCTAATCCACAGATGCACAATTTATATATGTGTTATAGAAAAATGTATGAAGCATTAGGTGTAAAAGATATTGATAAAATATTACCACCACCTCCACCAAATCAACCTAAAGATCCTGCAATCGAACACATTGATGCAATGGGTATGAAACCATTCCAAGCGTTTCCAGGTCAAGATCATAGAGCTCACATAACAGCTCACTTAAATTTTATGGCTAGTAATTTTGTTAGAAACAATCCTAGCATTACTGCAGCATTAGAAAAAAATATTATGGAGCACATATCATTGATGGCACAAGAACAAGTACAATTGGAATTTACAAAAGAGTTTCAAATGTTACCACAGATGCAACAAGCAGCTGTTCAAAATCCACAAGTACAACAACAACTTCAACAAATATCTCAAACTATAGAAGCTAGAAAAGCTGTATTGATTGCAGATATGACTGAAGAGTTTATGAAGGAAGAAAAACAAATTACATCTCAATTCGATCACGACCCATTACTTAAATTAAAACAAAGAGAAGTAGATTTAAAAGCAATGGATTCAGAAAGAAAACAACAAGAAGTAGATGCAAGAATTAATTTAGATAAAGCTAAGATGGTTCAAAATAGAGAAATCACTGATGATAAACTTGAACAGAACGAAGATTTGGCTAATCTAAGAGCAGATACAGCAATTGAAAAATCATTGATATCTGCTGACGTTAAACTGACTTCAGATAAAATGAAGGCTAAAGATGTGAAGGTCTTGAAAGGACCTAGATCTTAGTATATATAAACCTTAGGAGAAAATATGACAAAAGAAGGCAAAGGATACAATCAGTCAATGTTTACTAACAAGGACGGCTATCTTAAAGGCGGAGTTGAAATAGAAATTCCACCTCAGAATTTAATAAAAGATCCAAGAGCTAAATCTAGTATTAGAGGATCAAGTGCTAGAATTGCAACTGGAGATAGTGTTGATGTTAGAGGAACAAAGGCTTTTAGAAAAGAAAAGAAGCCAGCAAAAGCAACTTGGTATTAATTTATGGCCTGGTTCAGCTTAGCTAAAATAGCATTACAAGCTGGTGGTAAAATTTATGCTAACAGACAAAAAGCAAAAGTTGCTATGTCTGATGCACAACTTTTACACGCAGAGCGTCAAGCTCGCGGCGAGGAAGAATATCAGGGAAAACTGTTAGAAGCCCGTCAATCAGACTACAAGGACGAATTCGTTCTTGTAATTATTTCGGCCCCCATAATTGTGTTAATGTGGGCAGTCATGTCAGACGATCCGGCAGCTATGGAAAAAGTAAAGCTTTTCTTTGACTATTTTCAGACATTACCATCATGGTTTACTAATCTTTGGATACTTGTAGTTGCGTCAATATTTGGTATAAAGGGTACACAAATTTTCAGAAATGGAAAAAAATAATAAGGAGAAAATATGAGAAACGATTTTGGAACAAGACCTTACAAATCTAGATTCGGTGGCAAAGCTGCAATGAAAAAAGGTGGCAAAGCTAAGAAGCAAGGATACGATGATAGATTAGATGAGTCTCTAGGTGCAAGACACGGAAAAAAATCTCAAAGCTACAAAGCTAGAAGAAAAGAATCTGAAGGCATGGAAAAAGCTATGGGAAGAAGAAAATATTCTGCTGTTAAGACTATGGACAAAGGTCGTAGAAAAAAAGCATAAGGATAAGTTATGAGTATATTTGGAATAGCCAAAAAAGGTTTTGGTAAAGCTGTTAGAAAATATAAACAGAAAAAAATTGCAAGCGGTAAATCTACGCGTGAAGAACGTATTAAATACGGTCAAAGAGATCCTGACTTTAAAGTTAAAAAAACTTCAAAAAGTTTGAAAGCAAGTAAAGAAGCAGGTCATGGCCATATGTACATGAAAAATATTAAAGAACTTAACATACATAAAGATGCTGTTCAAAAAGGTAAAGAAGCTACGAAAAAAATTAAACATATGAAAGATACTAAAAGAGCTTATTCAATTGGAAAGTATGATGCTCCATCTGATCCTGCTAATCCACCTAAAGAAGGATATGATAAGTGAGAACTTTTAGATCACCAAACTCTGGACAAACAGCTTTGACTTTACAACACAGTACAAGTCCAGCATCTGGATATAGACCACCAGCAGGTCATAACGCTGATGGATATACAATGCCTGAAAGAGTTGGATTGAGA